TCCTTCTGGTAAGGCAGGTCTGTCTGCTGGTCTGACCGACAACCTCTCTGCTTATGGCGAAGTCTCCTTCGTTGGCAGCGGTGTTGCTGGTGTTGACCGTTCCTACGGCACCAAAGCAGGTCTGAAGTATTCCTTCTGATCTTCTAGAGTAGACTAGAATACATATTGGGCAGACTTAGGTCTGCCCTTTTTTGTCACTGGAGAAATTATGGGTCCCAAAAACACAGTAATGTACACAAAGCAAAACTGCCCGTTTTGCACAAAGATCAAGCAACTCTATAAGATGAAGGGTTGGTCTTACAATGAACTGGTGCTCGATGTTAACTTCACCAGAGACCAAATCTTTGAGGAGTTTGGGCGTGGTTGTACTTTCCCTCAACTGATTGTTGATGGCAAGAAGACTGGTGGATGCAATGAAACCATTAACGAATTCCGACGCAATGGATGGGTCTAAACTAAATAGTTGTGGTATCGTTAGGAGGTCAACACTTTTTGCATCCATTTAATACACGAGGAACCCCACGATGCTACAAGCAATTTATTTCTTTGTCATACTTGGTGCGTTCATTCTAGGTACTGTGGTTTCTTGGATTGCTAAGGATTATGTCGATGCCTTTATTGACAATGCAGCATACTCCAAAGCAATTACACACCCAGAGATGCTTGACGAAGATGGCAAGGTGAATCAGGAACAACTTCTGTACTTGCACTTCACCGATGATGATGGTATGATTGACGACGAAGATGACTACTAACTATGATTCTCGTTGATATGAATCAGGTTATGATCGCGAACCTGATGGTATCGTTGACACAATCTGATGAACTTCAAGAAGGACTGGTTCGACATATGGTTCTCAATTCGTTACGAAGGTACCGAAATGAGTTTCGTAAAGAATATGGCGAACTGGTCCTTTGTTATGACAGCAAACATTACTGGCGACGGCAAGTGTTTCCTTACTACAAGGGAACGCGAAAGAAAGACCGAGAGAAGTCCAAGCACGACTGGAACAACATTTTTGATGTACTGAACAAACTGAAAGATGAATTCAGAAACTCTCTACCATATAAGGTTGTTGAGGTCGATGGTGCTGAAGCAGATGACATTATTGCTGTCCTGGTCAAAGAGCAGGGAGTCAAAAATATTAGACTCCAAAACAATATGCAACCAGCCCAGAAAGTTTTGATTCTTTCTGGCGATAAAGATTTCATCCAGTTGCATCGTTTTAAGTTTGTATCTCAATACAACCCTGCTTTGAAGAAATATGTGGGTGGTGTTGATCCATTCATATACATCTCTGAGCACGTCCTGAAGGGCGACAGGAGCGATGGCATACCCAATGTCCTATCTGACGACAAATGCCTGTTAGAAGGGCGTAGACAGCGACCTCTGGGCAAGAAAAAGATCGAGTCCTGGGTCAATCAAGATCCCGATCAGTTCTGTCAAGATGAAACCATCCGCCAAAACTATGAGCGAAACAAAATGCTCATCGACTTCACGTTTATTCCCAAGGAGGTTGAAGAATCTATTATAGATACCTATGAAAGTTTCGACCCTCCAGCACGAAAATACGTTTGGAAATATTTGGTCGATCACGAACTCAATGATTTGCTCCAGAATTTAGGAGATTTTTAACAATGAAACTTATGATCTCAGAGATCCTTCAAAAGGCACACAACGCCAAAACAAAAACCGAAAAGGTTAAGATCCTGCAGCAGAATAACAGTCAGACACTTCGCTCCCTGTTCATTTGGAACTTTGATGATAGTGTTCAGTCCGTTCTTCCTGATGGTGAAGTACCGTATACTAAAAATCCTGCTCCTCAAGGGACGGAACATACCCGTCTGGAGACTGAAGGACGTAAGTTGTACTATTTTGTCAAGGGTGGTGCCGATAACATTCCTATGATTCGTAGGGAGTCTATGTTTATTCAGATGCTTGAGGGTCTGCATCCTGACGAAGCAGAAATTCTGTGTCTGGTTAAAGACAAGCAACTGCATAAGAAGTATCGCATTACTAAGAACGTTGTATCTGAAGCGTTTCCTTCTATCAACTGGGGTGGTCGCGGTAAACCTCAATGAGTAAATTGAGGTTTGTCGCACAAAGATGTAATCCTGAAGTTGCAAATGATAGGTCTTTACCATACACATCATTCTTAGTAACGTATAAGTTGGACGGAGAAGTGTGCTATGATATTGTCATAGCAAATAAAAAGAGTGATGTGTTTGATCACTACTGGGATCATTACAGGAACGATCTAATCACATTTGTTCAAACTGAAGGAAGAGTGAATCCTAAATTATGGAACCCCAAAAAACCAGGAAAATGATTTACAACTTTCCTAACAAGAAAGTTGAAAAGGATGATGTACCTGCAGAGATTGTCACTGCAGAAATGGTAGGTAAGTTCATTGGGATTTACCTACTCGGTCCTCTTTTCTTTATGCTAGCGTGGAATTATGTGGTACCATATCTTTTTGCAGTGAATGGTATTAACTATTTGCACGCCTTTTGTATTATCTTTATGGTGAAACTTATTCAGAATGACTAAACCCAATCTTGAAATTGCATCTCCTAAAGTTTGTCTGGTATCTGCCACTCCAGATGCAGAGAAAACTATGGGATATGTTGCTCGCGTAAGCAACCCCAATAATCAAGAGAATCCCAACGTTGCAGGTCTTCTCTCGTATTGCATTAAGCACGGGCATTGGTCTGTGTTTGAGCAGGCGCATATGACACTGGAGATCAACACTACTCGTGGACTGGCAGCTCAAATCCTGCGCCATAGGTCCTTCACATATCAGGAGTTTTCCCAGCGGTATGCTGACACGAATCTCCTCACTCCACAGATCCCCGTCCCTGATCTACGCTCTCAGGATCATAAGAATCGTCAGAATTCTATTGATGACATTGATACTGAGAAGAAAGCGTTTCTTCAAGGACGTATCCATCAATATTTTATTGAGGGTATGGACTTGTACAATGAACTGCTTCGAGAGGGGGTTGCAAAAGAGTGTGCTCGTTTTGTTCTTCCGCTCGCTGTGCCTACCAGATTGTATATGACGGGATCGGTTCGGTCGTGGATTCATTACATTGATCTGAGGTCTGCTCACGGAACTCAGAAGGAACATATGGAGATCGCTGAACTTTGCAAGCAACACTTCATCTGTCAGTTCCCCACTGTTGCTAAGGCACTTGAGTGGTGTGATGGTGATTGTGGATGCTCTGAGAAACTTGATGATTGTGATTGTATTCAACCATCATTGAGAATTGATTAATGTTTAAGGAAGTTACGCCACTATTTCCCACGCCACTTTATGTGGCACAGGATGATGATATGCCTAATGTCCTGGATAGTTTGTCTGATTTAGAACGCAGTCCATATGGATATGCTAATGGTGGAGAACGAACTGACAGTACCAACATTATTGATGAAATTCCACAGGAGTTGAGTGAGTGGATCTATAGTCATATCAAAGAGTATGTGTATGGTGTTCAGGGAATAAGTACCGAGCACCATATTCAGATCCCAAACTCCTGGATTAACTTTATGCATAAAGATGATCGTGCTCATCCACACGATCACTGCAATAGTATTTACTCTGGTATTGTATTTCTCTCTGCTCCAACAGGATCTGCTGAGTTGATCTTTGAGAAGAATAAGTACAAGACTATCGAACCAACGATTGCCGAGTACAATTTATACAATTCCCACATATATAGAATCACCCCACAAGACGGGATGATTTGCATCTTCCCATCAGATCTAGTACACTACGTTGATGTGCACACCTTAGATCAACCTCGTATCAGTTTGGCATTCAACATTTTTATTAGGGGGGAATTTGGGATGCATACAAAACGTTTGAACCTTAAGTAAATGCCTACCTACGATTTCATCAACAAAGAAACGGGAGAGATCACGACAGAGTTTATGTCGATCAATGATCTCGATAAATACAAAGAAGACCATCCTGAGTTGGAGCGTTACTTCGGTAATCAACTTAATGGAACTGTATATGGGAAACCACAACAGTCCGATGGATTCAAGTCAGTGATGCAGAAAATTCAAAAAGCACATCCTGGCGCTAACCTTAGTCGTTTTACTTGATTATGCCAGCACCTAGAAAGCGAAAGTCCCCAGTTCCTAATGGTATGACTGCCAAGCAAATGCGAAGGAAGAAACCAATCAATCTTGATCATCTCAAGACGATTGAACCTCTTACTGAGAATCAGGAACGTGTTTTTAATTCGTATGCAGAAGGTAAAAATCTAATCCTTCACGGGTGTGCTGGTACAGGTAAGACTTTCATTGGTTTGTATCTCGCTCTGCGTGAAGTGTTGGAACCATCTTCTCCGTATGAGAAGGTTTATATGGTTAGATCTCTGGTTCCTACCAGGGAAATTGGTTTCCTTCCTGGAGACCACGAAGACAAGAGCAATCTTTATCAGATTCCTTATAAGAATATGGTGAAGTATATGTTTGAGATGCCCGATGATGGTGCATTTGAAATGCTCTATGATAATCTTCGTTCGCAAGAGACTATTTCTTTCTGGTCTACCTCGTTCATTCGCGGTGTGACTATGGATAATTGTATTGTTCTCGTGGATGAATTCAGCAACTTGAATTTTCACGAACTTGATAGTATGATTACTCGTGTGGGTGAGAACTGTAAGATCATCTTTAGTGGTGACTATACACAGTCCGATCTCGTCAAGTCCAATGAGAAGACAGGTGTTCTCGACTTTATGAAAATTCTGCAGACAATGCAATCCTTTGACTGTGTTGAATTTGGTATTGAAGACATCGTGCGCTCTGGTCTTGTGAGAGAATATCTCATCAGTAAACTCAATCTCGGATTTTAATTATGTTTAATTTGGTGGGACCTCCAGTTCCACTGACTGAAATGAATGCCGTCACTAAAGGTGACGGTCTTCGTCTTTATGAAGTTGGTGATGGTAAATGGTATCCTTCTGTGACGACAGTAACAAGTCATCGCAAGAAGGATTCCATTATCAAATGGAGACAGCGTGTTGGTGAAGCAGAGGCTAATAAGATCTCTGGTCGTGCATCAGCACGTGGTAATAAGTTTCACCATATGGTAGAATGTCATCTGAAGAACGAAGAAGTTAAATTCGATGACAGCAGTCCTTTGGCGTCTTTTCTTTTCAAGACGGCGAAAGATACTCTTGCTCGGATTAACAACATTCATCTTCTGGAAAGTCCTCTCTATTCTGATACGCTTCGTATTGCTGGTCGCGTTGACTGTATAGCAGAGTTTGACGGTGAACTTGCCGTCATTGACTTCAAAACTTCTAACAAAGAGAAGAAAGAATCCTGGATTGAGAACTACTTTGTTCAGGAGACTGCATACGCTGTGATGTATTATGAGCGTTGTGGTGTAAAGGTTGATAAGATTGTTACACTGATAGCAACAGAGGAAGGTATGATGCAGGTCATCGAGAAGTATGATCTTGACTATTACTATTCTCTACTCAAGGAATATGTCCACGAATTTATGCAGACCAAACCACTTATCAAATGAAAGACTTCAAAGACAAATTTATGACACAATCAAAGTTTTCTACGATGGTCGAAAACGTGGTGAAGAATAGTAATGGGCTGGTCAATTATATTGATGCAGTTATTGTTGTCTGCGAAGAACTTGAGATTGAAGTAGACACAGTTAATAAACTCATCAGCAAACCGCTGAAGGACAAAATTAAGTTTAATGCCCAGCAACTAAACTACGTTAAGCGAACCTCAAGAGGAGTATTACCGATATGAGTGAACCATTTTACGAATCTGATGTGGTTCGTGATGAACTCAAAGAGATGGAAAATCTCTACATTCAATTAGCGAAGATGTCAATGCACTTCAACTCCCTTGAGGAGGATGAGAAGTTGGATCACATCCAAAAAACCTTGGAACTGATCGCCAAGCAAAAGGTTTTTTATGCTAGACTTGCTTTGATGTCACACGAGGACGAAGAAGCACGTGAAGTAAAGTATCGTATCGATACTATGACCGAGATGTATTCCAACGGGAAGCACATCAATCAAGTCCTGGACGAAATGGAAGAAAAACTTCTGAGTCTGCGATCGGGTCTTGACAACGACTAAATAGTACGTTACCCTTATTGGGTAGTACACACAACAAAAACACACACGAGGAACACACAATGTCTTTTGCTAATCTCAAGTCCAAGTCTGGTTCGTTTGCTAACCTGACCAAAGAGATTGAAAAAATGTCCAGTGGTTCCAAGAAGTCTGATGATCGCTTCTGGAAACCCCAAGTGGACAAGTCTGGCAATGGTTTTGCCATTATTCGTTTCCTTCCTGAGTCTGAAGGATGCGAACTGCCGTGGGCACAAGTCTGGTCCCACGCATTCCAAGGTCCTGGTGGTTGGTTGATTGAAAACTGCCCCACCACTAAGGGCGAAAAGTGTCCTGTCTGTGCTGCTAACACTGCTCTCTGGAACAGTGGTACTGAAGCAGACAAAGACGTTGCACGTAAGCAGAAGCGTAAACTGTCGTACTACAGCAACATCTATGTTGTCAAGGATCCTCTGAATCCTGAGAACGAAGGTAAGGTGTTCCTGTACAAGTTTGGTAAGCGTATCTTTGACAAACTGATGGCAAAGATGCAACCTGACGAGAACGACTACGATCCCCAACCCGCCTTCAACCCCTTCGATCTGTGGAAGGGTGCTGACTTCAAACTGAAGATCAAGCAGGTTGCTGGTTACTGGAACTACGATGACTCCGTGTTCACTGCTCCTGGTACTCTCGGCAACTATGACGATGAGCGCCTTGAGGAAGTGTACAACTCGATGCACGATCTGGCATCCTTCACTAGCGATGATCAGTTCAAGTCCTATGATGAACTTGACTCTCGCCTGAAGGCAGTCCTGGGTCGTCGTGCTCCCAGCATCGATCACGAAGTGGCAGACGAAGAGAGCGAGATCCTGAATCTCGACATCCCTTCCTCTCGTTCCACCACTCCTTCCTCCTGGACTGAGAGTGTGGACACTTCCAGTTCTGTCACCGATGAGGATGACGCTCTGTCCTACTTTGCTAAACTTGCAGAAGAAGACTGAGGAACTATGAAACGTCCTGCCATCGCCGCTATTGCTTTTCTAGGTTGTGCTTTTGCGTCTCCAGCAATGGCAGGACACAACACAGTTAGACTCGGTGAGTTTGAGGTAGAACCCCAACACTGTGTCTACGATCCGATGTTCCGTTCTTGGAACTGCATCTACGGGAAACCCCGTTCACATCGTAGGCACCACCACCATCACGAAACCCACCATCATCATAGCGGTGGTGGGTTTATCCCAAACAAATATAACCAACACGGTGTTCCGTGTTATATTTACAAGAGTGGACCGTGGTGTTTTTAGTAACCGTAATTTCCTAGGTTAGTTGAGGATCCACTACTGGTTGCAGTGTTGTCTGATTGAGTAGATTCTGTGGATGAAGTAGTTCCAGAACTACCACCACTCGTGACAGTTGTTGCAGAAACCCCATCAGATGTTGTAGTCGTAGTTACTGCAGCAGTACCAGCGGTACCACCACCAGATGCAATAAGTGCAGTGGAAGAACCACTACCAGTAGCAGAACCAGTGGATGCAGTAGATTGGGAAGGTCTTCTGTAATTGGTAACACCAACAAACTCCTCCGCCAATGTGGTGGGGGTTTTTTTGTTTCCTTGCTCGTCGATTTCTGCGTTTGGCAGATATGCAGCAAGTTTTCTGAATTCTTTTACAAAGTCAGATACATATGCTTCGCGAAGCATCCAGATGTTTCTTTTTTGTTCGTTGATAGCGTGTTCGTACTCGTAGTTTGTAACTGATTTACGAGATTGATCTTTGGGAACAATACTACCATCGGGTCTCAAATATTGGTAAGATTCGTTTACTTCAATACCTTCAGGAACTAAAAGTTCTCCTGCAGTCGATCGGATTTCAAATGTTTCGTAGTGATGAATCCCTTCAATAGAACCATACTTACTTTGAACATAATCATATAGATCATATCGAGTCATCGGCCAGTCATTATATGTACTGATGATATTGTTGATGATCAGAATAACCCAGTCAAGACCAGAGTCACCATAGAATTTGTATGCAACTTGATCGGGACGCTCTCCCTCACCAATCTCATACTGTTCAAACCCCAGCAGAGAACCTTGTAGATCCTCTTTGATCTTGATTCTACGAAAGATGTTTGTTGTTAACTGGTAAGGATGAGCACCGTTAACACTTGTTCTGTTTCTAACGTAGACTTTGGGAAGGTACTTGAAGTATGCCATTAGGAATCCTGGATCATATCGCGGGTGATGAATGCGGTCTCTTTGAAGGTTAACTTCAATTCCATAGATGCAGGACCGTAATCAACGTAACCGTTGTTTAGATCTTTCAAGGTGTTGATTTGACCATCTGGTGTGAGGTTGAGATCAAATCCAGTTAAGACCATTTTTGTCGGGAACTTCATAATGCTTCGGAGAGTTCCCGCTGTTGTAATTTCTTGAGCGGTCTCTACGTTGTTACCTTCAACTCTCACAACATTGAGTCTGAAGTAGTTGGGGATGTTCAAGTATCTAGCACCTGCGAGTGTGCCAGAATTGCTACCAAGACCTTTTGAAATGAGATCTTTAGCAGTTTGACTGATGTTTTCGTTGCCTTGCTGGGAGAAGATGTTTTTGAAATCTTCCTCAGTTGTTGCACCACCTGCAAGAGATGGTAGCATTGCTGTTCTAAGTGCCTGAATAATGGAGTAGCACTCTTTTGATTCTTTCAGGTTCTTGGGTGTCAAATTGAATATGAAAGAATGTTCTCGGTAGTTGACACCACGGAAAGTCACTTCTTGATATGGGTTGAAGACTTTTCTGGAGACCAGTGCTACAAGATCTTGACCAGTTAGACTACCTTCAATACCTAATCCACTATTAACTGCACCGAGGAATGATGCAGCGGCTCCAGCAGCAAATTCTGATTTGGCACTACCAGCAAACTGTTGCAGCAGAGCGATCGGATCACCAGCGGTTGCCTGAGAACCAAGTGCTCCACCAATAGCAGCAACACCAGCGGCACCAAGAGTTGACTCGTTGTAGATTGTGTTGTATGATTCCGACAGATTATTGGGCAGGTACAAATAAATAGTACCAACTATCGCCTCTCCTCTGCTTCCACTCTGAGTGTTCTGATTGTACAGTCCTTGAGCATCACTACCACCAACATAGGTGTAAGGTGAACTCTTCTGTGAATCGTAGATGGTTATCTTTAGATAATCAACAACCTGGGGATCCTCAGTATCCAATGCATCAATCCCATCGTAAGATGAATTGACCTTTGATGGAAGTGTCCTGGGGTATACTAACGGAGATGCCATTGAAAAAACAACGTAGTTATCAGGGTAGGTTTCGACCTAGTTTCCCAGGAAAGTACAAAGGAGATCCTACAAACATTATTTATCGTAGTTTGTGGGAGCGAAAGTTTATGGTGTGGTGTGATAAAAATGAGAATGTACTTGAGTGGGGTAGTGAGGAGATTGTTATCCCCTACATCAGCCCTGTTGATAACAGGATCCATCGCTATTTTCCAGACTTTTATGCCAGAGTACGAACAAGGTCTGGAGGGATTGAGAAGTTCATTATCGAGGTTAAACCAAAGTCGCAATGTTCACCGCCTAAACAAAAAAAGCGACAGACACCTACCTATATAAATGAGGTGAAGACATATGCTGTCAATGCTGCTAAGTGGAAGGCAGCAAAAGAGTTCTGTGATGATCGTAAGATGAAGTTTTTAATCCTCACAGAACACGAACTTAAGGTATGACGGTATTCACTGACATTAAAGATCTTGCAGATGGTAAGGCAATGGCACCATCTTGGTGGAGAAGTCAACTTTTTTTCTACTTGAATGGGCGTGGAGTAGATAGTGTCATACCAGGAACAGCAGTCACGTTCAAGTATGATGCAACTTATGGTGAAAAGATGAGGTTCTGGGATAAGTATCCTATGGTGTATCTTCTGGGCGAAGATTCGACACATTTCTGGGGTGCAAACGTTCACTACTTGCCACCAGAACAACGTGTTGCGGGGTTCTCACCCACACCACCTACAGTCACACTACATAAATACTTTCGTAGCAATGTACTCAGTCCGTTATACAACATCGAAAACTCTGAGTGGAATGATATTGGTTTAATTCCCTCTGAACAATTCGTATCTACTATTAACGGAAGGAATATTGAAATACCCAGATCTGCAGTCTTCTGATGCCAGCACCTAATTCATTTACAGTTTTTAGAGATCTCGTTGCTACGGGTTCGTTTGAACCCTCTAGAGGCAATCTCTTTTCGGTTGAGATGGGTGTTCCCACCATCTTGTTTGCTCAACCAAACTTTAGGTTTGCACCTCAAGATTATTATAATGCAGTGAATTATTTTGCGGACTCGGTTTCTTTACCCTCCAGAAATATTACTACTGGAGAGCATAAGACAGTTGGCATCAAGAGAGCATACGCTACAGGTCAGACAGCGAATGAATTGACAATTTCATTCCTTATGACTAAGAATAATTGGCATAGAGATACCTTTGAAAGATGGATGCACGCTATCGCTCCTGACAATGAGAACAGAGTAGCATTCTACGATGATTATGTTACTGACATCACAATTCGTAAGTGGGAAAGTGGTAGTAATATCAAAGCGAGAGCAGTTACTGCTGATGGTGACAGACGAGAGACTAGACTGAATAAAGCAACTGGTGTTTATAGATTTGTTGGTGCCTTCCCATACAACCTTTCGGGTATCACATATTCTAATGATGCACAACTGATGAAGATGGATGTTATCTTTAAGTATGAAAGGTATAGATTTACGACAAAGGTTAAGAATACAAGTGAGTGGACAAATGAGGTTGTTTTGAATGATTTTGATTTGGTTTCTACTCTGTTAGGTAGAAATGGAATCAACACCCAATTCGGGGTCTAAATAGAATTACTGACGTGTACTCTTAAACGATGCCTTTACCTAAACTGAGCATTCCTGATTATGAATGCGTTCTTCCTCGTGGACAATCTATAACTTATCGTCCTTTCCTTGTTCGTGAAGAGAAACTTCTCTATATGGCAATGGAAACTCAGGATAATAAGGAGATGATCAAAGCAGTTAAAGAGATTATCAAAAACTGCACGAGCGTGAAGAAGGTGGAAGAACTTGCAACATTTGAGATTGAATTTCTTTTCCTGAAGATTCGTTCCAAGTCTGTTGGTGAGGTGAGTGAATTCAAACTTACCTGTCCCGATGATGAGGAAACTCAGGTTGATGTGAGTGTCAATCTCGATGAGGTTCAAATTCAAATCCCCAAGGACCATACGAATGTGATTAAAATCACAGACGATGTGACTCTGACAATGAAGTATCCTTCGCTGGATGTCTTCGTGAAAAATAATCTTTCTGACAGCCCTGGTATCGATGATATTTTCCAACTTGCAGCTGATTGTACTGAAAGCATCGCTGAAGGTGATGAGTTGTATCAAGCCAAGGACTACAAGAAGGCGGAACTCCTGGAGTTCTTTGAGGGGATGAATTCACAACAGTTTAGATCGGTTCAATCTTTCTTTGAAACGATGCCAAAACTGTCTCACGATCTTGAGATTACTAACCCCAAAACGGGTGTTACCAGTACACTTACTATTGAGGGACTTGCCAGTTTTTTCGGGTAGCCCTCGCACACGACTCTCTTTTGAACCTGTATGAGACAAACTTTGCTCTGATGCAGTATCACAAGTACAGTCTAACTGAACTTGAGAATATGATGCCGTGGGAGAGGGATGTGTACGTGAACCTTCTGCTTCGTTATCTTCGTGAAGAAGAACAACGTCAAAAGGCAGCGTCCAGACAGCAATCACTTTAATGGCAGCACTCAAAATACGTTCTTTTATACCAGCAAAGACCAGCGGCGATATTACTGTAGATCCCGTCGCTGGTCTTACTACGTCTATCAATAGACTGGGTGCGACTGTAGAAGATCTGGGTAAGATTATCACTGGGATGTATAAATCCCAAGCAGATGCTGCCCTTGCCGCTACCAGGGCGAATCAACTTGCTCTTGATAAGGGCAGAGAATCGAGGATTGAAAATAAAACTAGGAGTGAAGTCGTAAAGGGGGCGAAACTAAGTACGAAACTGAAGGGAGATGGTGGAGGTTTCTTAGATCGTTTACTTGGTCCATTCAAGGATTTTATTGAGAAGGCATTAACTTTCTGGTTCCTGGATTGGTTGAGTGACCCGAAAAATAAGAATTTTCTGGAAAAGACTTTACCCATCATTACCAATTGGGTAAAGACTGGATTCAAGACTGCGTTCAAGGGTATAGAACTTATTCTTGACGGATTTGGTGCTGATAGCCCCATTATGGGTGCTATGAAAATTATTGGTGGTGTTGGTGCACTGTGGTTGGCATCAAGAATCCTCCAACCGTGGAAGTTGATCGGTGATGTCCAAGCACTTGGAAAGTTACTTGGCAGAAAACAGGAGGGATCTTCTAGTTCTGGACAAAAAGATGGACCTGCAGGATCAAATCGAAATCGACCATCGAGAAACCAACGTACGTCAAATGCATCTAAGGCAGCGAGGCAAAGATATGCTCGCAGATATGGTGGAGATGCGGCAAGGAGGAGATTTGCAACTAGAGTACCTGGAAGAGCAGGATTTAAGGGAACAACTGCACTAGGTAGGGCGGGTAGGTTTCTTAAGTCTGGTCCTGGTGCTGGTCTTTTGTCTGGTGTTGTATCTGTAGGGACCAGACTAGCCTCTGGTGATAGCGTCCAGAAGGCAGTTGGTGGTGGTATTGGTGCTACCGTTGGTACCGTGGCACTTACGGCACTCTTGACGCCTGTCTTGGGTCCATTTGCGCCTCTTGTGGGAGGAACTCTTGGTGGGTTCTTGGGTGACCAAGTTGGTGCATTTTTGGGTGACGCAATCACTCCCATTCTCGAACCACTCGGCAATCTGTTTAAGGAAATTATTCTCCCCCTATGGATTGCTAATATTAAACCTGTTGCTGAACCGTTCCAAGAACTGTTCCAAGAGGTTACAAATATATTCAACAAGGTTGCTGCCTTCCTGAAACCTATTGTTGATCCTGCTGTCAAGAAGATGATCGACTTCTTGAATAGCAACATTATTGGTCCTGCGATTCAAAAATTGAGAGATTTTATTGGCGGCGCAGGTCAATTCATTCAGGATGCTGCTCAACAAACAGGTAATTTCTTTACCAAGATCGATTTCCTTAATTTGTATAGCGGTAAGGCAGATAAGGCACGAGTTGCTTCTGAGGAAGCAGCACAACGAGTGAAGAAGGCAGAAGAGAATCTCGCTCATTATATGAAGCGAATGCAAGAAGAAGGTGGTGATAAGAGGGATCATTGGGGAGATAATACTCTTGCAGAAGATGTTGAAAACGCAAGACGACAACTCAATGAGGCAAAATATGAATCGAAAGTAAGACAGTCGGAATATGAAAAACTAAGAGCTGAGGCAGAGAAAAAGGCACAAGAAGAAGCTGATAGAAGAAATCTGGGTGATATACAAACTCCTAGATTCCAAGGAGATCCTGGTTCTGGAAACCATATTGTGACATCTGCTATGGGTAACCGTACCCTTGCTTTGTCACCTGGTATGCATATGGGTGTTGACATTTCCACTGCCATCGGTGAGAACTTGGTTGCTTTTACTAATGGTAAAGTTGAGGGGGTTGGATATGATAGTGGTTATGGTAACTGGGTGAGTTGGATTGCTAACGATGGTTATGGAAACTTCTATGGTCATATGGATAAACCTGCCTATGTACGCCCTGGGCAACAGGTGCAGAAAGGTGCAGTTCTTGGTGTGACAGGTAACACGGGTCGTTCTAGTGGTCCACACCTACACTGGGAGGTTGCTAGGAATCCTGCAGACACTGGAAGATCTAAATCAAATGTATTGTCTAGGGTCAATCCTCTTGGTAGATACCACAAGGAACATCCGTTCGGTGGTGGTCCTTCTTTGTCACCACCTCAACTTGGACACGGTGGACAAGGTGGTTCTAGAGCCAGCACCGCAACTGCAATTAGCGGTCTAAATAGTGCACGTACTCAAGAACTAAATGTTCGATCAGTTAATGAAGCTCGTGAAGCACTGATTGGTCGTCGTACCACCAAACCCATTGTTATTCTGCAACCGATCGTGAAACCTGTGGTTCAGCAAGTGGCAGTACAACCACAATTTGCACCAGCACATTCTCCCACTAATATTGCGTGATGGCAGAGACAAGAATCAGATTATATAAGTACCTCACACCACCTAAGAAGAGTGGTGCAACGATTAGTGTTGGCAATAAGACAATTACGGGTGACAGTTTCGCCACAACTATTAAAGCAGTTAATTCCCTGGGAGCAACTGTCAATAGTATTGGTTTAGCACTACTGAAGCAACAAAAGTTGCAAGTACAACAGCAGCAAGCAGCTGCTAGAGCAAATCAACTCGCTGCAGATAGAGCAAGAGAAGGTAAAATTGAGGGTGGTAGTTCTAGGTCCAGTATCAAAGATGGTGTGGGTGCCATTGCTGGCAGAGCAAAGGGATTCTTAGAAGGTCTTCTTGAAACTTTCGGGAAGTTATTTGTCTTTGGTGCCCTTGACTGGTTGAGTCAACCAGATAATAGGAAGAAGATTGAAAATGTTGTCAATGGAATGAAGAAGTTCTTCAACTGGATGGTTGAGACTTTTACTAATATTGCCGACTTTGTTACTGGTGCTTGGGAGGATACATTTGGTGAAAATAGTCCATTAGGAAAAAGAATCGCTGGTGCTGCCAAACTTGGATTGGTTGCTGGTGGTGCTTTACTTGGATTGGCATTTTTGTCCAACCCAGCAGGAACGATTAAAAACTTTACCTCAATCCTTGGATTAGTTGGTAAGGGAATTCTCAATCTTGGTAAGTTCCTTGGTGGAAATGTTGTAGGTCGTGGTTTGATGGCAGGTGCCATTGGATTCCGATCATATCAGGTCACAATGGAGGATGAGAGCATACCTGAGGAGGACCGTAAAGCAGCAGCAATCGGTGCAGGCGTAGGCGCTGCTGGCGGTGCTATGCTTTTGAGTGAGGTTGGTAACAATATTGCTGGTCCTATCGGTGGTATGATCGGTAGTGCTCTCGGTGGATTCTTAGGTAAGGAAGCAGGTAAATTCTTAGGTCCGATCGTTGATAAGTTCTTCAAAACAATGAAGAAGATCTTCGATACTGTGATGAAGTTCCTGGAGAAATTCTTCAAACCCCTTGGAGATGCTATTAAGGAACTATTCAAGGAAATGGGTCCTGTCATTCAAAAAGCAGTTGATTTTATAAAACCCCATTTACCCGCTTTGATGAAAGCTGCTGAATTTATGGGGAAAGTTGCATTCTTCCCATTGATTATGCTGCTTAAGGGTCTGACACAGGTTCTTAAATGGGTTGGCGGCGACTCTGTTGGTGATGATCTTAATGCTGCAGGAAATACGGCAGTCAACGCTCTAACAGGAAGTACACCAGCAAGAGCGGGAGAGTTGCCTGCTGGTCTAGCAGGAGGAGATCTTGCAAGTTTCATTGGCGAGGTTGAATCTCGCAATGATTACACTATGTTGGTTGGTGGTAAGAGAGATCAATCTATTCTGAAGAAAACCATCTCCCAACTTTCGCAGGAGAAAGGTAGTCAGTTTGCTATGGGTCGTTATCAGATCCAAATGCGTACTGCATCCGAAGTCCTTCGTAATGCTGGTAAAGATCCAAACACATTTAAGTTTGATAAGAAGGGGCAGGATTATATCTACCAACTGCTGTTGAAGCGTCGTGGACTTGATAAATTTAAGGCAGGACAGATTACAAAAGAGCAGTTTGCTAAGAACTTGTCAATGGAGTGGGCTGCACTTCCTGCAGGTGCTCACGGTAAATCATATTATGCTGGTGATGGCAAGAATAAAGCACATCGTACTTGGCAGGATACTCTTTCCGTTCTTGAAAGAACCAAAGGAAGGAGTAAGGGTGGATGGATTAGTGGACCTCAGTCTGGGTATCCTGTCTCACTGAATGGTAAAGGTATAGACTTTATCGGACACGGAACAGAATATGTGGCACAGAAATCCGCTGGGGGATTTGTAATACCATTTGATACCCCCCATACTCGTAGAGATCCTGGTTTGACATCTAGGAGAATTAACGAGGCAGCATCTGCAGGTTATCTTAAGTCTGCAGGTGGTTTGTTGCCAGGAATCGGTCTCAGTTCCATTCTTGGTATGGCAGGAAAGGTTGCTGCTAATATGATTGGTGGAATGGCATCACGTCCACAGATGCCGAGTTATGCAGGCAATGCGCTTGCATCGATGAATAACACAGTGAGTACATCCGTTGCGAGTGCAAATACGAGTGCTCAAGCATTGACTGGTATATTGAATCGTATTAAGCAGATTAGTTCAGAGGTTGAATCTGGAGATCTGAAGAATCTTATAGATATGGCAGTCGCGCAGGCAATTCAACTTCCTGTTGATACTAAACCCGCTGCTACACCTTCGATACCAATTCCACTACCTTCTAAGGAAAACCCAGCAACGAGTTTCTTGACAAGCAGGTTTGGTCGAACTGCAGAACTTTCAAATGTATTGAGTAACTTCTTCTGATGGAACAGGCAAAAGGTTATACTATTAAAGACTTTGTGATTCAATTGGATCCAAAGATTCAAGCGAGTGCGAAATTTGACGCTGTTCGTGGAAATCAGTCGTCTATCAATATTCAAAAACTATGCTCTGCATTTAATTACATTGAGTCTATTGATGCACCCTCTATCCGATGCGAGTTTATGATTGGTGATACTATTGACCTGATTACTGGATTGAATGGTAATGAAATCATCGAAATTGAGATTGAGTCGATGCAGGCGACGGGTAAGACGTTGAAAATAAAACAGCAAATATTCAAAATTGGTGAGATTACCAAGAGTGAGAGAGCAGTTCAGTATATTCTGTATACGGTTTCTCCTCATATGATTACGAATGAGTCTAAGAAGGTTTTCAAATCATTTATGGGAGTGCCTGCAAGTCAGACTGTTCGTAAAGTTTTGAAAGACTATCTCAACGTTTCCAATGATAGATCTTTGAATTTTGAGGATACTAGAGGTAACCTGAATTTTATTGCACCAACTTGGAGACCGTTTGATGTCATCTCATATGTCAGCGACAAATGTGTGAGTGGATCGAAGGGTCTTGCTGGATATTTGTTTTATGAAACTCAATCCGCATTCAATTTTGTCACTATTGATCACCTCTGCAGTAGTGAAAACAAGAAGAATATACTAAAGTATAGATATGAGCAGGCAAACGTTGGAAATGCGGACGTTAACCTATTCAAAGTAGAGAGTATTAGTTTTCCTGCTCGTGCTAACCACCTGGAAAAAATGAGAACAGGTGCATATAGTAATACGGTTATTGGAATTAAGGCACCCGCACTTACAAGTGGTGCTTTGCCTAATAGTGGTGGTGGTCAGGGTAAAGATGGTCCGACAGGATCTATCAAACCACCTGTCAATATGAGTCTGTTGAATGTGTTTGGTTTGGCTAAGGGAAAGGGGTGTATTTTGAATGAATCGTTCCCATTTCCCAAAATCGATCAAACATATTTTTCGGATAAGGTTCCAACACGGATGAAAATTCGTGCTCTACCTGGAATGAAGAATTCATCATCTGTTGGAGATTCTTCTGCCAATGCTCAGAATATGGACGTTGACACATTGTCTGCAAGTGCCTATAGTTTCTCTAGATGGCAATTGCTGAATGCGATCACACTTGACATCGTGGTACCAGGTAATGTAGTATTGGAAGCAGGCAGGATCATTGAATTGGAAATTCCTCAATCGGGGCAAGATACAAATCGTGTCGAACTCGATCCTACCTATTCGGGATATTACCTTATCAAGGGGTTAACTCATTCGTATACTCCAGAGGGTATTACAACTCACCTAAATCTCTGTAAAGACAGTATTTCTAGCAGGTAAAAATGGAAAACATCGAACAACACATCGAAGCCGATAGGCAAGAACTTGCCGATCCTACAATTTCTGCACAACGTCGCCGCCATATTGAAGGCGAACTGGAAGAACTTGAGGCATACGCTGAGCGCCATCCCGAAGATCATCACGATCCCACATCCCTGGAATTGTATTGCGATAATAACCCGAGTGCACCTGAGTGCCTAGTATACGACGACTGATTTTTAGTATTTAATTATGACTGCAGTACAATCTTTCATTGCAGGTGGCAAAATGAAAGAAGAGGTTATCGATGGGGTAATCGACTTCTGGAACACTTGTGATTATCTTGAAAAAGTTCCTGGCGAATATAGTGGTGGGATTGATCCGTTGATCAAAAACTCCACTGATATGGCAGTGCCGTCGTGGATTAAAGATTCACGAATCGTTTCATATCTGAATGAAGTTCAGGCGTGTATTCAACTCTATGTTGAACAATATCCCTGGGCAAAAATGGCAGATCTTGAAGTGATCGAACCATTCAATATTCAACATTATGCACCAGGTCAAGCATTCTCCCAACCACATTGTGAGCGTGTTGGGTCAAATAAAACCACATCGTTCCGTCATCTGACTTGGATGACTTATTTGAATGACGTGGAAGAAGGTGGTGAAACACAGTGGGTTCACCAAGATCTTACTATTCAACCCGAAAAGGGTTTGACCTTGATTTGGCCAGTTGACTGGACACATATTCACCACGGTGTTCCTGCTCCTACAGAGGAGAAAATGATTGTCACAGGATGGATTTCTTATGCTTGATACTCTTCGTGATGCCCTTATTGCGGGGGCTCTTTTGGGCGCTGCTCACGGATCATTCATTGCTGCAAATGCAGAACCAACTAAAGGTTGGTATACCTATGATGCTATGGGTTGTATGATTCTGCGAGAATGTACTGAAGGGGTTGTGCAAATCAAGAATGCTAAAGATGTAGGTAAATACTACAAAAAGATGGGAATGATGGACCCAGTATATACTGAGTTCAATGAAATGATGACGGCATTGGATAAGGTTGGGGTCAAAGTATTCATCGCACCCGAGAAGTATTTTCCCCCTGGTCATCGTGGTGTCTATCATACTGTCAGCAATAACTTCTATCTTAATGCTACACTTGTCAAACGTTATGGTACTTTGATGAGTGTAATGCGTCACGAAGGGTGGCACGCTGCACAAGACTGTATGGCAGGTAGCATCAAGAATAGTATGATTGCTATCATTCACAATGAGGAAGATGTTCCTCCTCTGTGGCGTGAGATTGCAGAAAAGACTTATCCAGCATCTGCAGTTCCCTGGGAGGCAGAAGCAATGTGGGCAGGAAAGACTGAGAATATGACTATGAAAGCACTTAAATCTTGTGCTGCTGGTACTATGTGGACTGATTATGAAATTACTCCACTGACCCGAAAATGGTTAGAAGAAGAGGGATTCATTAAAAAGTAATGTATAGTTTCTGGATTCACCTAGTAGCATTCTTTCAAGTTGTCGTGATGAATTGTATTCAACCTGTCAACTGGAAGTATTGTTACCGTGTTGACCAGTGGTTGATTCCAGATCTTGTAGAAGGTTATGAGATCTGGTCGGGCAAAACGCATCCTTATCAGCAAGAGAAAGAATACTTGAGGCAATTGGATAAATAACCATACGGAAAATATAGACGTATTGTGACAGCTTCTACTGCAATTGGAAAATCTGATGTGATGGGACGCGACGGGTTCACCTGGTGGGTAGGTGAAGTCGAGTCTATTAAAGATCCTCAACTTTTGGGTCGTGTAAAAGTTAGGATCATTGGTTGGTATACTGGATCTGGAGAAGCATCTTATTTGGATGACGTGCCAACGTCAGATCTTCCGTGGGCAGTTCCAATGCTGCCTACTGATCAGGCAGGTATTAAGAACACTGGTACCAAGTCCGAACTGCAAGTTGGTGCAACTGTCATTGGTTTCTTCTTAGATGGTGAGGAAGCACAACTTCCTGTCGTTATGGGATCCATTCGTGGATTCAAGAATCTGGATGATGCAAAGGCATCCGATTCTAGTCCTAGTACATCAACTGAAGTTGGTCCCACTACAGTTGCTGCAGCGGATGAAGCACCTACGGAGCAGATGCCACCCCAGGCAAAAAACGTACAAGGTACGGTGGTGAATGGTGGTCACCCAATGAACGTTGTTGGTACAACGACAGCTGGTGACGAGAATGGTGGTGAAGAGAAGTCTCGTGGTGTTATCTCTAAGGCAGAAGTTGGTGCTCCTGCTAACCCAACAACAAACCCAAAGAAAGTCCCCGCTGAAGCGCAGGGTGTTGCTGATGGTTTGAATGGTCCTAGTGGTGAAGGTTTTGAAAGAGATTTGCAACGTATGCTCACGGAGTTTGGGCAACTTGCAGGGTCTCTTGCACAAGGAAAGGATGGTAACCTTGTGTCACTCATTACTGGACAGAAAGTTAGAAATAATATTATCAGTGAAAGACTTGCAACAATTAAGCAGGCAATTTCTAATGGTATCAGTGGTATTCTGTCTTCCTTGAAGAGTATTCTTGCTCAGGGAATTGAAAAACTGTTGAATTCGGTTCTCAAGGCAATTGGAAGCATTATTCCTCTTGGCATTATTAACTCACTGCTTAAATTATCCGAGTTTATCACGAGTCTATTCTGCAATTTTGAAGCACAGCACATTATTGGTACAATTCGTTCTGCTCTTGGTGATGTGAGTGGTTTTGCCAACACGATTGCTAGTACCGTTGTTACCAAAGTTGTTGGTGGTTTGTCTGATGCAGTGAATAACACTGTCAATGCTGTTCTGCAAAAAGTTCAGGCATCGATGGCAAAGGTTACTGCCATTGCTCAAAAAATTGCTGCTGCCATCTCCGTTGCTAAGCAAGCAGCAGGTGCTGCAGGGAAATTGAAGGAAGGTCTGAATTCGTTGTTTAGTTTTGATTTCTCCAAAGTTGACTGGGGTAATCTGATCAATATTCTTCTTGGTATTCTTGCTGCTCTCTTTAAGAATGATTGTGGACGAAAACTTGCTGGATCGAAAGTTAAATTCTGGTTACCACTATTAGGAACGTCAACGTGTACATCAGTACCTGAATTCCTCCAACAGCAGATTACACTTGATGTGGGTGGTGGAGGACAAATTCAATCCAATCTGGACTATTTTTCTTCCCTTTATGATAACTTAGATCCATATTCGATCCAAGCAACGACGTTTATGAATGGCGCTTCGGTCATTCAAGATAACACCAAGGGGAAGGAGAAGACTATTGTTTCTCACGCAGGCGGACAAACAACAATTGCAACTTCTCTGGGTGACCAGCACACGAATATTCCTGGCAACGAAACCTCTATTATTGGACGGGATAAGTGCCAAACAATTAAGGGCAATCACGCACTGACTGTTGAAGGTGATTTCACCTTGAAGGTTATGGGTGATTTCAACCTGGAGATCTTGGGTACACAAAACCTTCATATCTCTCAGGGTGTTGAAACTGATCCTAATACTGGCGAACCTACAGGTGAGGCAAAACAGAAGAAAGCAGCACAGACATTCTCATCAGATTATGATCAGAACTATGAGGGTGACTGGAAGATACAGGCTGCAAATATTCAACTGAGTGCACTCAGCAATCTCGATCTGAATGCCACAGCAGCAACAATCAAAGCATCTTCTTTGATGAACTCTATCTCTGGTGAGATCATCAATGAATGTGCTTGGAAATCCGAGTTTATCAATAACGTTCATTTCGGACTTATTGGTATGTTGAATGTGAATCCCCTTTCGATGACTGGTCGTTTGACAATGATCAAGGGTCCAGACATCACTATTTGCGGAACTGGTATTGGAACCAGTCCTCTCCCTGCAGCACACATCCGTATTACTGAGTGTAAGACTATTCCTGGGGGTATCGTTGATATTGTTAACGGAACTTCTGGCGGTCACGTTACGATGGTCAACACTGCTGCTGGTGGAATCGGTGAGTTCTGTAATGGTGGTCAGGGTGCTATTGTCAACCAAGTCACTACTGGTCTCGCTTCTTACAGCGTCGGAACTGGTATTATGACAGTTGGTTGCAGTGTCGGACCTACTCAGGTCTATGGCTTGCCACTTCTCCTGAACTGAGGTACAATAGGGTCATACCAAAGAACCCTATGGAAGACCTCTTCGTTGACTATGTTTGGATCGATTTTCCGAAACGTACCGTGTCCGTACAAGATAGTGACGGGAATCTGGACAAAATTAAGTTTAAGTGGGATACTGAAGGAGCGATCGGATTTACCGAATTCGTCCAAAAACTCCAATCAATGACTACACCTGACATTAGACATTATCAATTATGATTAGGGTTACTGTACAAGAAGCAGAAGAAAACTTTGATTTTCTCTTGAATCTCGTCGAACGTGGGAATACAATTCTCATCGAGGCAGAGAAAGGCAATGTTGTTATGGCACCAGTTGCTCAAACAACTAATTTGATGCAAGATGAAATTGAAAGGGCAATGGTTGAACGAGAGAAGGCAGCACAATATGCTGGTCCTACTCCTGTTCCTGGAGTAAATCTCCCCAGTCCTGCCGAACTTGCAGCATTTGTTGCTGAAGAAACCGCAGAAGCACACCGAAATCTATGACGGACCTCATCAACGACTATTGGACTAAAATCCCCCCTATTGAGGGGAGACCTGACATTCAAGTATCTGACGATTATTGGAAAAGTATGTACGAAGTTCAGCGCAAAGATCGTATGCAAGATGCTATCGACGATTATCTTAACGATGACGACGTTGATGCACGACGAGCATATGAGGAGATTCTATCTTGTGTGGATGATGTGATCAATTATCACAAAAAGCAAATGGACAAAGCAGTTGCTCTAAAATCGTTGATGATGGGACATCGATCTTTCGACATTGATATTAAAGATCCCGAATCTTAATACATAATATTGTCGATGGAAAGGTTTATTGATTTGGTTGTGCATCACTGGCACAACTTGCACCAAGCACAGTGTTATCCCTCTCATTTTGCATATGTCCACTATTTGTGGTATTATGAACCATCTGACGGATCACTGAGGACAAAACAATGGTATGATTATGAAGGTAGGGACAAACCTTACCGACAAAGATCTCATTCTATCAGCGATATGGATGACGGTACTATCCTTCTCAAAACTTATGATCAAGGATTAGAACTGGCAAACACGTTGTTTTTTCCAACTGCCGAAGGTTATATCGGCAAAACTGAACCGAATTACATTGATCCCAAAGGAAGAAAAGTTGAAACTACTGTCACTGTAACAAAAGATTCTTTTGAGACCAGCGACAAAGGGTGGGATGAAAACGGTAAATTGCTTTGGGGTTCAGAAAGAGGACCGTTTAAGTTTACGAGATGTACAAGGTAACTTCTGATTATCGTATAATTCCAAATGTGGGTGTGGTAAAAATGTGGTACTTCAATGGAGTGCCATTTACGTTTGACGAGATCGACGATCCATCCTTAGAACTCATAGAAGAGTGTGAAGGAAAACCCACATATACGATCGAAGAACTTTACGAGGCATCAAATTATCTGATTATGGAACTCGCTCATCCACTCTTATTTGAGATGGAAGACCAAATAGAATGTGAAGAAGAACTTCCATTCTAATTTTATTCCTCTATAGCTCAGTCGGTAGAGCGTCTGACTGTTAATCAGAATGTCCCTGGTTCGAGCCCAGGTGGAGGAGTTGGAGAGTTGTCCGAGTGGTTTAAGGAGCAGCACTGGAAATGCTGTATGGGGGCAACCTCATCTAGGGTTCAAATCCCTAACTCTCCGTTTAATGATCTTTAGTATGAAAGAATCGCAGGACTATAGTGCCTATCGTTTCGGTGGGTTCAAAGTGACTTCTGTCACGATTCTCAGACTTATTAGTGAGTTGGAAGGTTCTTTTCAACTAACTAAGTATATGGGATTTGAGGATGATATGAACACACTTGATGAAATGAAGAAAAGGTACTATAAGTTGTATTACAAACTTGCTAAAGAAGAGAAGTCGTGCTAAATTATGGAAAACGTCTTAAATTATGACACACCATAAACCATACAGTCAGGAATGGCATCGTTATCGCTATCTTAAGGAAGCGATCGATAAATACCTAGATGATGGCATTGATCCGACGTTTATTATGGATGATCTTCGTGACATCCTTCACATTCGTTCTGAAACTGCATTCTCCGAGTTTCAGAGGATCAATCAATTAGAACACTATCTATCGGAAGAATAGTATGCTTTCCACCGCCTATCGCCTTCGCCTTGAAGAGATCTGTCGTAAAATTGTTCTTGGTGAAGAGGTTGCTTTAAGTGACATTATTTGGGCAGAAAAACTTGCCAAGTCTCATACTACTGCTCGTGACTGGTTGAATAAGGCAAGACGTAAAGCAGCAAATCCAGATATGGTCGAGGGCAGTATGGACGATTTTATGAACAAGATGGGACTTGGTGATCCAGATCCTTCTAACTATAGGTCAGGATTTAAGTCTGCCGATGAAATCGTTGATTGGTTCAAACAAGACAAACCAGATGATTGGAGACAGCGTGACTGAATATAGTGTAATAGACAGAGAAGGTAGAATTACCAACTATGTCTGGTGTGATGTTACTAAACAAATGGTAAAGCAAATGAATCAAACAAAGTATGCAGATGTGATCTTGTACACAAAAGATGGGTGTCAAGAATGTGAGAGAGCAGAAATGCTGTTAAACAGCGAGAATATGGTTTACAAAAAATATGTTCGAGATGTTGACTTTACTGAGAAACAGTTTAGGGGAGAATTTGGTTCAGAGGCACAATATCCGCAAATCGCGATAGGATACAAACATATCGGGGGATTGAAGGAAACATTGCAGCACCTCTATATGAGAGATGTATAAATAAGAATGTATAAATTAGCGCCTGAGTTAAGTGGGAACAAAAAGAATTTCACAATTGGACACTCTGGCGGATGCCGTCCTAACGGGAGAAGCAATTCTCCCTGTTGTTATTTCTGACCCTCTGATCCCTAATAGGAAAGCAAAGGTCAACCAACTATTCAAAGGTGTTAGTGCTGGATCCCAGGCAGAACCTGGACTTTGTTTTGACCTTGATCGTGACACTGGTCTTTACCAAAACTCATATAATGAAATTGGTCTGGCATTTGGTACATCTTCGATGTACTATAGAAAGCAGGATAACGCAGACGGTTCCGCTACAATTCGTTTGATTGCTGGTGACACCACATCAAACAATGTTAACATTGATATGCGCCCGCAAGGTTCGGGTAGATTCCTTGTTAACGGACCTGCAGAGTTTCAAGATGTCAACCTTCTGATCGCTGACGACCAGAACCCAGACAAGAAAGCGAAGTTTGAAGTTTCTGGTGTTTCCACTGGTGCTGGTATTCGTACCTTTGCGCTTCCTAGCACGGGTCAGTTCACATCTACAACTCTTCTTGGTAATGATACAGCGCAGACAATCAGTAACAAGACGATCATCATCAAGGATGGTGACCTGAGAATTACTGGTTCATCTGACACTGCAAAGATTGCGTTGTTTGAGTGTGATGCTTGGGAATCTCCTGGCACACACATTTACAGACTTCCTGACTATGGAACAGGTGTTGCTCAATCTACTCTGATCGATAATCTCACAGAGCAGAACATCAGCAACAAGAACCTAATCAACCCCTCAATTTCAGACATTGAATCGGGTGATCCCAATAACCCAACTCCAAAAGTTACATTCCTTTCTGGTGATGTGACTGCAAACCGTGTTGTTACATTCCCTGACCAATCTCTTGAGATTGCTGGTACTGAATCAACACAAACATTCAAGAACAAGGATTATGCTGATCCTCGTTTTGCTGATGGTACTGACATTAGTAAGAGGATTCAGTTTGATTTGTCCGATATTTCGGGCGCTACGATTCTGAGATATTCGTTCCCATATCAGAATCTAAATACAGTTATTAGTGAGAACAATGTTCTCGTTGCTGAGAAGTCTCAGCAAGTCCTTTATAATAAGTCTATCGTTGCCCTCACACTTATTGATGAGGTTAACGATCAGAACCAGGTCAACCTTGATCTCTCTAATATTCAGGGAATTAAAACTATTCAATTCCCGAATGCAGACGCAACTCTGCTTTCAACCGAAAACGTCGGAACACTGGGTGTTAGCTTTGGTGGACCGATTTCTGCCCCCGATTTGGGTGGTAGACTCAGACTCCAACAACACTTCGTCGCAGGATGGTAATTAACAAATGACAGCAGGAAGACTCGCTGCTGCCGCACCAGCAGCAACTACAAATACAGTTCTTTATTCGACCGACTCCTTGGTGACTGCATCGACAGTCCTGAATGTTGCAGAGCGTGGTGGTGCCGCTGCGACATATCGAGTAGGTCATAAAGATTATACTCAGAAACTTACACTGGATGCAAACACCTATCAGTTTGCTAGAAACAACCCAGTTACCAACTACAAGATGGAAATCTTGCCTGGTATCTCTAGATCGGATGCAACTCCTGGTTTGATTCTGACTTCTGAGGACTTGGCAAAGTCAGCAGCACTTGCTGACGTATTCGTTGATACTGCAACGATTACGAACTACGTCAAGATTATGACGACAACGACAGTCGGTGTAGACACTACAGGTCTTGTCGGCACATTCCAAGGTGGTGAAACCATTACTGGTGGTACATCTGGATTCACTGCAACATACCGTGGACTTGGTACTCAGTTGAATGCTGAAGTCGCTGATATCACTAACGTTGCAACTGCAGTCAACGTTAGCGATGGTACTCAGTCTGTAGCAAACTCTTATTTCGTTCTCTCTGATGGTGCTGCCGCTCCTTATGCAGCAGAGATTCTTGGAGTTACATCTGCAACTTTCTGGAGTGGTACCACTGGCGGTGCTGACCTGGTTGTTACTCGTGCTCAAGTCGGTACCACTGCAGGTGCCCACCGTTCTGGTCAACTTGCCACTTTCTATAGTGCCGCTACAACCACTACAACTGTTAACGAAGGTGCAACTTTTGCCATCGGTGACACTACTCTGACTGTGACCGATGGTACAACTGCCATTTCTGGTCAGTATGTTCAGATTGGTAACGAAGTTATGCTTGTTACTGACGTTGCTGGTAATGACTGGACAGTGACACGTGCTCAGTTTGGTACAACTGAAGCAGCACACGCTGATGGTTCTACTGCTACTCCTTGGGTTCAGGGCGGACAAGCACTGATCAATTGGTTTGATGGTGCTGAGACTATCACTGGTGCTACATCGAACGCTACAGTTGACACTCAGTTCACGGCAACTTCTTCTGCAACTTACGTTGAAGGTTTTGTTTGGGGTACAGTTCAGGGACAAGAAGAAGTTCCTAACTCATTCAGTATGGACGTTGATCGCACCTATATGTTCGATCAGTCAGATGCATCCAACACAGGTTTCCCCCTAAGATTCTCTGACGTTCTGGATGGTACTGGCGCAACACCTACTGCTGGTACTGAATACACCACTGGTGTTACTAAGGCGGGTACTGCTGGTACTGACGGTACGATTGAAATCACACCCGATGGACAAACTCCAGATCCTTTGTATTATTACGCTGAAGGAACTGCTGGATATTCTAACTCGATTGATATCGTGGCAGATCCAGTCTTCACTGAAGTGTATCTTTATGATGTTGAGGGAACTTGGGTTACTGGCGATACCTTCACAATCGGTACTGCATCTCTGACAGTTGGTACTGTTACTGGTGGTAAGTACGGTTTCGTGAGTGCTTGGGATAGCACAGCAGGTGTCCTGAAAGTTACTCTTGGTCCTGGTTCTGCAGCATTTGCAGCAACAGACGTTTTCGTGGATACTCCTCCCGAAACTGGTGCTGAGCGTGCTAATGCAACAGTCAACAGTGTGACTGCTGCTACAGATTTGGACGCAGAAGATTACATCTTCTATGATGTAGCAATCGGTGCTAATGAAACAAATGCTCACACAGGCATTGTTGTTGGTCCTAACTCTCACGTCATTGTGTATGCTTCTAGTGCAGATCTCTCGTTCCAAGTGAATGGGTTTGAGAATGAAGTTAGCGACTTCCTGGCAGTTCAGTACAATCAAACTACTGGTACTACAGGTGGTGCAGCTGGCGGTGCTCAGCCTGCTCCCTGATCTGGTTGACAACTAAATACTCATATAGAAGGATTCCAAGTAAATGGCACTTACTCGTCTTAAGAATATCATCACGTCTAGGACGGGACGTATTATCTACGTCAACCCAGACGACTTCGATGCATCGGACGCATATGATAACCGAGGTAACTCGGCATTGCGTCCGTTCAAGACGCTGCAACGTGCCTTCCTTGAAGTGGCACGTTTCTCGTATCGTGTTGGTCTGAGTAATGACGAATTTGACGCATTCTCGATTTACTTGTATCCTTCTGAGTATGTCCTAGATAATCGCCCTGGAACTTCTAATTATAATGAGATTACTCCGTTCGATGAGAATACGAACTTTGATCTGACATCTCCTAACAATATTCTCTACAAGTTTAACTCTGTGAACGGTGGTATTATCGTTCCCAGAGGTTGTTCTGTTGTGGGTTCTGACCTTCGTCGTACGAAGATCATTCCCAAGTATGTGCCATATCCGACAATACAAGCATCTCTTGGTATTACTTCTGCCAACGAACCTGCCAGCAGTGCTATCTTTAGACTGACTGGTGGTTGCTATTTCTGGCAGGCATCCTTCTTCGATGGTGATAACAACGGTGTGTATTATCGTGGTGATGTTTCTGAGACAATTGCACCTAACTTCTCTCACCACAAACTGACCTGTTTTGAGTATGCTAACGGTACAGATTTGGATCTGTACTACCAGAAAATCTCGAAAGCATACGCTACAATTCCTGATACCTCAGGCACGATTGCACAAGACCAGTTGCAAGCCCGAGTCGAAGAAAACAGAATTGTGGGTCCGATTTCGGACGAATTCCGTGTTTCTCAGATTATTAGAAACGGTCAAACTGCAACTGCATTTACTGTTGACATTCAGGACAACCCTGTTAACCACGGTTTCTCCGTGGGTGTGGCAGTTAACATCAGTGGTGTTACTGGACCAACAGAAACTGACTCCAACTTGTATAATGGTTCGTTCCTTGTCACATCTGCACAAGGTAACCAGTTTACCTATCAGATGTCAGCAGAACCGTCAGGTAATGCAATCGGTTCTAACGTTCTCGTGAAGGTTGAGATCGATACGGTTGACTCTGCATCTCCGTATGTGTTCAATATGTCACTGAGATCGGTGTGGGGCATCAATGGTATGCACGCCGATGGTAGTGAAGCAACTGGTTTCAAATCGATGGT